AGGGTGCTGAACTCGAAGACGGGATTCTTAAAATCAAATTGGAATACTGTCCACCAGAAGATAAAAGACCTAAGAAAATTTCCATAAAATAGTAGGATTCAAAAATCACAACGCCTCGCGCGTATGTCCTACATTTTAAGGGATTTGTGGTGGTTATTGGTTTAACAGTCGATGAGTTACAAGAGATTCGGAATACCGAACCAACTTTGCTCGTTAAAGCAGGACACCACCACATGCCCTAAACGGAGTACTTTCCGATCCCTATTCATAAAATTCTATATCCAATCTTTTAATTCTTCGCCCATTATCTCTGTAGCAATATTTATTTTCTTTCTTAAAGCTTTAACAATTCTTTCGTCGATGGTATTCTCCGCAAGGATATCTATATAAGTCATTGGTTTAGTTTGACCTATTCTATCTATTCTTGCTTCAGACTGTTTTCTTTTTTCTAAATCATAACCATTGGAAAAATAAATCATATTACTGGCTGCAGTAAGTGTAATACCATATCCGCCCGTTTGCGGAGTCCCAACAAAGAATCTTACTTTTTCATCTTCCTGAAATTTTCTAATATTTTCCTGTCGTTCACTTTGTGGAGTCAGACCAAAATAATCAACACAACAGCCTTCATCAAACTCCTTAACAAGTGCTTTAATAATTAAAGTTACATCTCTTTGCCAATGCGCCCAAATAACTACTTTTCCCTCTATTTCATATAGTACATCAATTAGTTCAGAAATACGATTATTTGGAATTTCCTGTGTTGTGCCATCATCAGCTTTAAAATGGCCACAAGTGATTTGTTGTAATCTCATTAACTGAGTCAATACTGTTACAGTAGTGGTCATTTTGCCATTCATCTCTGCTAATGCCAATTGCTTCATTTGTGCATAAATTTTATGTTGATCAGGAGACAGTTGAATGATTCTCTTCATAAAAGTTGTTTTAGGTAAATCCAAACAATCATCTTTTAAGACTCTATGCGAAAAGGATTTTAATTTTTCCGATAATTCACCTAAATTGCGGTATCCAACTACCTTTTGAAATGTTCGACCATTAAAAGACATGTTTTTCATAATGGCATATCTAGTTCTAAACGTGTACCAAGAAGAATGCCCCAAGAGCCAAGAATCAAGGAACTCACATTGAGTGTATAAATCTAATGGAGATTTAGTAACAGGCGAACCTGTTAGTATTCTTCTGTATTTTGCAAGATTGGCTAATGATAAAATAGATTTAGTTCTTTTAGCGCTAGGATTTTTAATGGTGGTACTTTCATCTATAGCCATCATGACATTGTGAGAATTTAAAAAGCGTCTTGCAAATTCAACACCTTTTTTAGTTGAAAACGCTTCAACATTCATAATTAATATATGTAATTTTACTTCACTTTTAAAAAGTGAATCTAATTTTTCTTGTTGTGATTTATGTATTAAAGACTGCCACAAAATTGGCACTTTTTCGATATGTTTAACCATGTGTGTAGGTATTTCTTGTTCATACCATGTTTTAACAACACCTTTCGGTGCTACGATTAAAGCGCCATCAATTTTTCCTTTATCATAAAGCATAGAAATATTGTCTAGTAAAACTTTCGATTTACCAGTTCCCATCTCCATGAAATAGGCAAAAGCTTCCTTATTCCAGGACATCTCTAACGCTTTTAATTGATGCGCGTAAGGCTTTGTCTTAAATTTATAATTCATAATTTTTATCTTTTTTCTTTCTTGACTTCTTATATAATAGTCTTTATATACTTTGTCAAGAAAGTAATTATGGAAAAAGAAAGTACAGTTTACGTATTACAAGAATTACCAGGGACACGAATAGGGCGTCCTAAGTATAATATTATTGGCGCTCAAAAATATGGTAAGTTGAAAGTTCTTCTTAAGGAAGATACTCAAATTATTATGAGCCCTGGTCCAATTATATATGAACTAAGACGTTTACTAAAAGATTATACGTCTGATGATTATTTACTTTTATCTGGTGATCCATCTGTAATTGGACTAGCCTGTGCAATTGTTTCTGACATAAACCATGGAAAATTTAATCTTTTAAAATGGGATAGACAGGAACAAATGTATTATCCATTAGAAATAAACTTATACGAGAAAGGAAAAATAGATGAATAGTGCCTTAAAAAGGCCTTATTGTATCTATAGTTTAAAAATAAAACGAAAGGAAAAAATATGCATATAATATACGATGAATATAATAAGGAGTACGGAGTTCTAAAAAAGAAATCTTTAAAAGATTCTTTCATAGACGTTAGTAAAAGTTTAAAAAAGGCGATGCCTAATATGACACCCGATCATATCTTCTATACTGAAAAAGAACTAAAAGTTCCTAAAAAAGAAGACTTGAAAAATATGCCGAATATAGGTATTCCAACTGTTCATTTTTACGACAGTAATAAAAAAGTTTATGATACAGCGCTGTATACATCTGAACATGCTAAAGAAAGATATAAGATTATAAAAACAATTAATAATTTAAATGAGTTTTTTAAATTTAGAAAGAGAAAATATGAGTAATGAAAACTTACAGGATATGTTTGAGGAGGACTCTCCTCAACAAGTAAATGAACTGGCACATGTTAAAAGTTTATCTAACTATGTTATTCAGTTACAATCTTTAGAAGATGAAGTAAAAATCATGGAAGAAAATCTAAAGAAAAAGAAAGAAGCAGCAGATAAAATATCTCAACAAGTAATACCAGAAATCATGGAAGAAATGAAAATGAAGACCATGAAACTACAAGACGGTTCTGGTATAGAAGTAAAAAAAATTTATGGCGCTACCATTCCTATAGATAAAAAGGAAGGCGCATACCAATGGCTTCGAGAAAACGACCTGGGTGATCTCATTAAAAATGAGGTTACTGTTTCCTTTGGTCGTGGCGAAGATAACAAGGCGAGCAATTATGCAAACCTTGCGAGAGAAAATGGGTTTGAACCAGCTCAAAAGCTGAAAGTTGAACCCATGACTCTCAAAGCAGAGTACAGATCGCGAGTCGAAAAAGGTTTAGACTTGCCTTCTGAACATTTTAACCTGTTTAAGGGAAACAAAACAAAAATAACAAGGAACAAATAACATGACACAAGAAGCAAGTGACTTAACAGTCAAAAAAGAAGGTGCATTAGCTACTCTAGATTTTGAAGCAGACTCAGGAATGGGTTTAGAAAATATAGAGAAAGGCGATCTAGCCTTACCGTTTCTAAAACTACTACAAAGTGGTTCTTATGAAACTAAAAAGAAACATGCAAAACATGTTGAAGGTGCAGAAGCTGGAATGTTTTATAATACAGTTACTAAAAAATTGTATAGTGGAGAAAAAGGTATTCATGTAATACCTTGTTTCTACAAAATGACATACCCAGAATGGGCACCATTCGATAAAAGTGAAGGTAGACCTGTCCATCCAGACAGAGGGCCAGAAATTATGGCTCAAACCACTAAGAATGGCATGAAAGATGTATTGCCCAATGGTAATGAAATTATCAAGACAGCAAATCATTTTGTTATTCTTCTTGGAGAAAGACCAGAGAAGGCTCTTATGCCTTTGAAAACTACTCAGTTAAAAACGAGTAGAGGTTGGAATTCATTAATGGATAATGAATTTGTTATATCCAAGTCAACAGGTAAATCTATACCAGCACCTGCGTTTTCTAGAGTTTATAAAATAAATTCTGTTGAGAACTTAGGTAATTTCACTTGGCATGGAATGACGGTTTCTTTAGTTAAACCAGTGGACAATGCAGAAATCTATAGCTTGGCTAAAGATTTTAGTAAATCATTACATAATAGTAATGTTGCAGCAACTTCTGTTGAAACTAGTAAAAAAGAATCTAATTATTAGATCTTTTCTCGAGGAAAATAGGGCGGGAGCGGGAGACTTAACCCGCCTGAAACAGGGATCGTTATGGTAGAAAAATTTATAGAATTATTTAAAGGATATGAAGGTGATTTTGGAATTGCCGACATGTCCACGGCAGAAATAGACTCTGAAAGAAATAAATTAAAGCCTAATTACGAGTGGGCAGGAAGACCTATTACTGCCTCTGATTATCAAAATCACATCGAAGGAAGAACTTCAATTGGAATACAGCCATGTCGTTTAAATAAGACGGCACAATTTGGCTGCATAGATATAGACCCAAAAGATTATTCAAGTTTTAAAGTAGAAAATTATTTAGCATTATTTCAACAATACAAGCTACCTTTAGTCCCCCTTTTATCTAAAAGTGGAGGTCTTCACTGTTACATCTTCATGAATGAGCCAATACCCACAGGGGATTTAATAGATGGTTTAAAATCTTTTCTTCTACCATTGGGATTAGAACCTAATACAGAGGTTTTTCCAAAACAGAAAGAATTGAAAGAAGATGACAAAGGAGAAATTAAACCAGGAAACTTTATTAACCTGCCCTATTACAATAATGGTTCAAGTAATAGATACGCTGTAGACAAGAATAATTCTAAACTATCTTTAGAGCAATTTATTAAATACGCTAATGACTCAAAAATTGACAGAAAAACTTTAGACAAATTAGTAGAAGACACATATAGAAATATTTTATTAGGAACAAATGCAGAATTTGAAGATGGCCCACCATGTTTAGCCCTATGTTCAAAGAAAAAATTAGATGATGGTAGAGATCGTTTTATGTATAATTACATGGTCTTTGCTAAAAAGAAATATAAAGATAAGTGGCCAGACCATGTTTCTAATGCAAATTATAATTATTTAGAGGATCCTTGGGACAAATCAAAACTAGATTCTAAAATAAACTCATGGAAAAAAGATACCGCAGGTCATACTTGTTATGAAGATCCAATATATAGTAAATGCATGCGGAGTCTATGTTACTCAAGACCTTTTGGAGTTAAATCAGACACCATAACTTCTTTTCCTGAAATAACAGACTTTCAAATTATTATGTATGCGGAACCAGAGTATCGATTTAATGTATCTCTTCCAGATGGAAGTAAAGCAGAAGTCGTTGCAATTAATAGAAAGATGATGACCCAACAAAAAGATTTATTAGATTTAATCTGGGAGCAAACAGGAATTTATCATGAGCCTTTAAAACCAAAAGATTTCAGAGCAACATTAACTTTATTAAGAAAAAACTGTCAAAAAATAACACCACCTAAAGGTACACAAATAAATGATAGATTAGAAGAAGAGCTATTTCAATAT